GGGAAAGATATTTCGTCGCGCTGTTATGCAAAAGCCGTCGCCCAGGGATGGTATAAAGTACACGCGCTGGGCTATTGTGAGAAATACGCACCCAATGTTGCGCACCACGACGCTAAAGACGTGGCTGGAATTGCTGCCCGAACACACCTGGGGCAATGTAAAATACTCACCGCCCATCACGCATCACATCAAGTTGCCCAGCCGAGACGGTGCCGCCGGTATTGACTGCGAAATAATCTTCATGGCCTTGGATGATCCGAAAGATGTGCGCAAGCTTTTGTCGCTCGAACTTACCGGCGCGTGGGTCAATGAGTGCCGTGAGTTGCCCAAGGCAGTCATCGATGGCCTGACGCACCGTGTGGGGCGTTTCCCGACCAAGGCGGATGGCGGACCTACCTGGCGCGGCGTGATTATGGATACCAACCCAATGGACGACGACCACTGGTATTACCGACTGGCTGAGAAGGAGCGCCCTGGTGGCAAGTTGCGCTGGGACTTTTTTCGTCAGCCTGGTGGCGTGTTAGAGGTGGATCTGAAGGACGTGCCGGAGGAAATGCCTGAGGCAAAGGGCTTTATTCACCAAGGCGGTCGTTGGTGGATGACCAACCCCAAGGCGGAAAACCTGACAAACCTACCAGATGGATATTATGAACAGCTCTTGGGCGGCAAGAATGTCGATTGGGTCAGATGTTATGCCCAGGGCAAGTATACGTTCGTCCAAGAAGGCCGCGCGGTCTGGCCCGAGTACAACGACGAAATGATGTGTACCGATTTAGAAGCAGATCCGTCAGTGCCAGTGCAGATTGGGCTCGACTTTGGTTTGACACCGGCGGCAATATTTGCACAACGGATGCCCAACAATACCTGGCACGTCTTGCATGAACTGGTCACGTTTGAAATGGGCCTGGAGCGCTTCTGTTCTATGCTTAAAAGCGACCTAGAAAGCCGCTTCCCAGGCTATGACACCATGATTTGGGGTGACCCCGCCGGCTCGCAGCGCGATATGATCTTCGAGACCACCGCGTTTGAGCATCTCAAAACGCATGGCCTAATGGCGCGGCCAACCGCAACCAACGAATTTAGGACGCGCCGAGAAGCACTGGCCATTCCCATGGGCCGGCTCATCGAAGGCAAGCCAGGGTTTTTAATTGATCGCAAATGCATGCGGCTGCGAAAAAGCTTGGCGGGTGGGTATCACTTTAGGCGGGTGGCAATCGGTGCCGGACAAGAAAGGTTTAGAGATACGCCCAATAAAAATGAACATTCACACGTCGGTGATGCGGCGGGTTATTGCCTACTGGGCTCGGAGCATAAAATTATGACCAAGCGCCCTACCCCGCTCGGTGGCCGGCCTATGCAAGCACAGGTTTTGGACTTCGATGTTTTCGGTTGAGGAATTGAACCAGGTGATGCGCCTGGACGGGGTCGCCCACAAGGTAGCTCCGTGGGCTCCCATGCACTTGCAGCTTTGCGAGATAAATGACTTTGACGCTTGGAACATGAACAATTTCCCAGACTACCAGGAGTATCTCACCAACTTTGCGGCGCAGGGGCTGGCCTATACCGGCATCGGGGACGGGATTATCTATGCGATGTTCGGTGTTTACGAGTTTTGGCCTGGCTGTGCAGAGGCTTGGCTTATTCCATCGAAGCATATCGACCGAAAGACCATCGCATTTCACCGTGCATCCCTGGCTTTTTTCGAGCATGTCGCCGCCAAGACGGGAATAAAGAGGCTACAATTCACGGTTCACACCCAAAATGTTCACGCTGACCGCTGGGCGCGGCGGTGTTACTTTGACGAAGAGGGCTTGCTTCGGAACTACGGTCCCGATGGAGCTGACTACAAAATGTATGCAAGGATTTTCTAAATGGGTGGATTATTTTCAAGTCCGAAGGCACCGCCAAAAGCGGATACGTCGGCTCAGGAAGCGCGGATCGTGCGACAAGAAGCGCGTGCAACGGCTGAAGAAACAACCGCCAAGCGTCGGGTCCAAGCGCGGTCTAAGGCTAAAAATAAAAGCGGACCTCGGGTTCTGATGGCCAAGGGCGTTTATGGAGACTCTGAAACGGCTGCAAGGACAGTGGAGAACACGACGCTCGGAGCGGGTCGGAACCCTCGGGGCTGATGAAAATATTTAGGCGAAACCCAAAGCACAGGGATATGGGAAATGATGTACGGAGCCAAAGGCGGCAAGCGGCCAATGAAGAGCGCAATGAACAGCAAAACCAGCAGTCTGCGCAAGAAGACGGCGAAGAAGTACGCGACGAAGGCGGCGGCGACTGATGGTAAAAAAAGCACATCAAAATCCTAATGGGGGTCTAAACGAGGATGGCCGTCGCCATTTTGAGAATAAGGACGGCGGCAACCTCAAGGCTCCGGTTAAAAAGGGGACCAATCCAAGGCGGGTCAGCTTTGCTGGCCGGTTCGCTGGAATGAAAGGCCCCATGAAGAACGATAAAGGTGAGCCCACGCGGAAGGCTTTGGCCCTGAAAGCTTGGGGGTTTGGGTCGGTTGAGGCAGCGCGTAACTTTGCACAAAGGCATAAGAAATCGTAATGGAAAGAACAGTCGAAGACATAAAACGTCGCTACAAAGTAGCGGAAACCCACAAAGAGCAGTGGCGCAGTATTTACGAAGAAGCTTACGAATACGCTCTGCCTATGCGCAATTTGTATGATGGCTATAACGAAAGCGGTGTAGCTGGCCAAAACAAAATGAAGCGGGTGTTTGATAGCACCGCCATCCATTCGACCGCTCGTTTTGCAAACCGCATCCAGTCTTCATTGTTTCCACCCCAGCGTGCTTGGTGCCGGCTTCAGCCTGGCAACGAAATCCCAGACGAACGCAAGATTGAAATACAACAGGTATTAGATCTATACACTGAAAAGATGTTTGGGGTTATGGGACAGTCCGGCTTTGATTTAGCCATGGGCGAGTTCTTGCTGGATCTAGCTGTCGGCACGGCGGTGATGTTGATACAGCCTGGAGATGCGGCCACGCCCATCAGATATACGGCTGTGCCAACTTATCATATTTGTTTCGAGGAAGGACCGAACGGAACAGTGGACGCGGTCTACAGAAAGCTCAGTCGCCCGTTTGCGGTTGTTGAGCGTGAGTGGCCCGACGCAGATATACCTGATGAGTTGCGCAAAGATTTTGAAGAAGACCCGACGCAGAAAATTGAATTGCTAGAGGCAACCTATTATTTGGATGGTGATGTGCATTACTGCCTGATGCCATTTGATAAAGATTACAAGATTGTCCACCGCACGATGAAGAGCTTCCCTTGGGTGATTTCGCGTTACATGAAAGCCTCCAATGAGCGCTACGGTCGGGGTCCGGTTCTCTACGCCCTGCCCGATATCAAAACGCTTAACAAGGTTGTTGAGCTTACATTAAAGAATGCCAGCATAAGTATTGGCGGCGTGTTTACAGCCGTTGATGATGGGGTGCTGAACCCGCAGGCAATCAGCATTGTGCCTGGCGCTATTATAGGCGTTAGCTCAAATGGCGGTCCTCGGGGCCCATCCTTGCAGGCACTTCCTCGGTCTGGGGACGCCAACCTGTCTCAAATCGTCAGTAATGATCTGCGCCTAAACATCAAAAAGACCTTGCTCGACGAGAGCTTGCCACCAGATAATATGTCGGCGCGCTCTGCCACGGAGATTGTAGAGCGGATGAAGGAGCTGTCCCAGAATTTGGGGGCTGCATTCGGTCGTCTAATCACAGAAACCATGAACCCGATCGTGAGGCGGTCTATGGATTTAATGGATGAAATGGGCATGATTGATTTGCCGTTAAAGGTGAACGGGCTGCAAGTGACCGTCCAACCTATTTCGCCACTCGCGATGGCATCAAATATGGATAAGCTCAACGAGGTGATGCAGTTTATGCAGATTTCACAAAGCCTCGGCCCACAAGGCCAGACCTTAATCAAGATGGATGCGGTGGGCGACTACATTGCAGATCAGCTAGGCATACCAGCGAAGCTTCGCACGTCACCGCAAGAGCGTGAGCAAATGATGCAGATGCAAATGCAGATGGCCCAGCAAGCCATGGAAAGCCAAGGCGTGACCCCGCCTGATGGAATGGGAGTACCGCCGCAATGAACCAGGCTGAAAAGATCCGCTCAATAAACAGCCCAGGCTGGGACGGAGTAGACGCTGTTGTGACGCCGCTCCGCTTGCGCGACCAAGACCTAACGCGGTCTTTGAACATTGCGTTTCAGCGGTGCTTTGGCACTGAGGACGGTGTTAAAGTCCTGGAACATTTGCGTCACGTTACGCTTGAGCAACCGGCTTGGGTGCCAGGAGCTGACCCATCATTTGGATACGCGCGCGAGGGTCAGAACAGTTTAGTGCGTGAAATTGAACAACGAATTAGGAGAGCAAATGAGCCAGAGTGAAAACCAACCCGACGCTGGGACAACCGAGCAATCGGCCCCAGATGGATTGATGGCCGCAACCGCTCTTGCTGAAGAGCAAGAAATTGACGAAGGTCAAACCATTGAGCATCGTGTTGAGACCGATGCTGCTGAAGGCGACGGTGAGCCTGAGGTTTTTGACAGACCAGATTGGTTCCCTGAGAAATTCTGGGACGAAAAAGAAGGTCCAGACCTAGAAAATATTGTCAAGTCTTACGAGGAATTGCAGAAGCAGTTCAGCCAGGGCAAGCACAAAGCACCGGATGAATACGACACCAATGTGCTGGATGACGCTGGCTATGAAAAAGACGACCCTATCGTGGGGGCTTACACCGAGTGGGCCAAGCAGTATGGTATTAACCAAGCGGCATTCGACGACCTGGCCGGTAAAATCTCTTCGATGGCTGGCGACAACCAGGCGCAAGCGCAGATGGACTATGCATCCGAGCATAAAGCGCTCGGCAATAACGCAGATGAGATTATCAAATCCAACACCAACTGGGCTGATGGCCTTATTCGCAAGGGGGTGGTTTCGGAAGCAGAGCGCGCCGAATTGGACCAGTGGGGCGGCACGGCTGTTGGCCAACGGCTGATGCAGAAGGTCCGCCAGATGACCGGAGACATGTCCCAAATACCGATTGCCTCGGTGGGCGATGCCGGCATGAGTGAAGATGATTTCAAATCGGACATTCAGAGCAAGATGCAAGATCCGCGCTACGGCTCTGATCCAAAGTTTACGCGCGAAGTGGAGAACCTTTTCCAACAGCGCTACAAATAAAAGCCCCCTGCCAACTTGGGGCTGCTTCGGTGGCCCCATTTTTTTGTACTAATACCAGATGTAGCATCTAGTCCATTTACAAGCCCCAGCTTGTGTGGTATCGGGGGGTGACTGACAACCCAACCTGGGCCGGTCTGGCGTGTAGAAATACACCGCGCGCGGACGCATCCGCGAAGCCAGAGGCCGGAGCAACTCCGACAACCTAAAAGGCGATTTATCTTTTTGGTTCAAGCTGGAGTATATTATGTCAACGAACTTATCCCCAGCATTCGTTCAGTTATTCGAAGCAGAGGTGCATCAGGCTTATCAAGCCAGCGCCGTTCTTCGAGGTGCTGCGCGCATGCGTACTGGCGTCATAGGCGACGCTGTAAAATTTCCTAAAGTAGGAAAAGGCCAAGCGTCTATTCGTGTACCGCAATCTGATGTGGTTCCTATCAATGCTTCGTTTTCCTCAGTCTCAGTCTCATTGGCCGACTACGTCGCTTCCGAGTACTCAGACATCTTCAATCAGCAGAAGGTCAATTTCGACGAACGTCGTGAGCTGGCTCAAGTGGTTGGTAATGCTATCGGCCGTCGTGAAGACCAGATCCTTATTGATGCTCTGCAAGCGGCATCCGCCGGCACAACTGTCGCCAAGAACGTGGTCACGTCCGGCTCGGCAGCTAACTCAAACCTCAACGTGGGTAAAATCATCGCCGCTAAAAAAGGCCTCGATGCTGCTAACGTGCCTATGACAGATCGTCATTTTGTAATCCACGCCACTCCTCC